ACACCGCCAGCTATGAAACGTGCCATAGCAGAGGATATAAATTTGAGCGCGGCTGCTCCCGATACCCGTGTTTCAAGTTGAAACCAGTTCTCTACTTGAAGTAAACAACAGTTTCGTAGCACGAAGTGAGGATCTAAAAATGGCAGAATACAAAGAATACTTTACGGTTGAATACCGTAATGACCAGCGGGTCGTTGTTCTCAACGATACCCTTAAATCACCTACAAGGAAAAGCAATGAACAAGATAACAATAGCACTGAGCGCAATACTTTTGTGGAGTCCATTTACAAACGCCAACGCAACTCCCCCCTGCTTTAAGGTAGATGAGGTACTCAAAGTAGTCGATGGGGATACCATAGATGTACGTATTAAAGTGCTTCCGGTAGACCTTGGGTTGTTGGCTGACTTACGTATACGCATGGAAGGGATAAACGCATGGGAGTCCCGCACGAAAGACCTTGCTGAAAAGAAGTTAGGTCTGGCTGCAAAGAAGCGGTTAGTAGAGCTAGTAGAGGTACCTATTAGTGTATGTCTATCAGGTAAAGGTAAGTACGGACGTTGGCTAGGTACATTGTTCAATGGGGACACCGATATTAACCAGCAGCTAATAGATGAAGGTCACGCCCACGCCTATGACGGTGGCAAGCGCAAGGCATTTGGGGAATGAAAATTAGACTTACAGTAGACATGGACACAGACAATGAGAATGACCGTATCTTGTTGGAGGAAATTCTATACACGCTACAACAGTTTCGAGGAGACACGTATGGCGATGACACCGGAAGCGAAGGTCAAGAAGAAAGTAGTTGAGCAGTTGAAAGCTATGGGTGCGTACTACTTCTTTCCCGCTACAGGTGGGTATGGTAAGTCAGGCGTACCCGACATCGTAGGGTGCATGGGTAGTAAGTTCTTTGGCATCGAGTGCAAAGCAGGGAAGAACAAACCTACCGCACTGCAGGAAAAGAACCTACGAGAGATTACTATGGCAGGTGGCATTGCTCTCGTCATTGATGAGAAAAATGTACATCAGGTAACAGAGTTAGTTGCCGGTAGGTTCGAAACACAACTTAACTTAGATTTCGGAGTGTAGAGAATGACCGAGCCTGAGATTACGCATCTGCTCACGGTGCTTTGTGGAACGATAGTAATAATCGTCAGTGGCGCAGTATTTACCATCATTCGCGACAAACAACGGAAGAAATAAATTGATTGCATCGCGTTAGGAGATATTAATGGGGCCGAATAAAATGAGAGAGCCAAGCCTACAGGAGTTGGACTTTGAGAAACCTGATTGGAAACTCTTAGGTAAACCCATACCCGATTCGCAGGTACGTTGGGGTATCTATGATATGGAAGAGATGGTAGACATTATAGCCCCTGATTACACACTTGAGGACTACCACTGGCTACGTGACGAGCCTATGACCGGACACTATTTACGCACATTGGAAATAGCAGGAGAGTCTAGGAGGAACGATAAGTATGGTACGGGGAACAACAACTTAGGTCGTGTTAAACCAAAGGGGAGGAAGTCAGCTAGATACCTTCACCATCATTCTAGGTCAATCGAAGAAGAAGTCACCGGCATAGCGACTTTAGTCAATAATTTAAATACCAAAGAGGCAAACGATGAGTGATCCAAGTAGGTCAGACGGCTCTACCGCAGTATATTATCAGCTACCAGAGGGCGCGGTAGAACTTCAAGACCTTATCTCACATAAGAATATGAATGCCCAAGATGGTGAAATATTCAGGACCATCTACAGGAAAGGGCAAGCCTCACATAGCGATGCGCTGCGAGATGCTAAGAAGATTAAATTCTATATTGAAGCTGAAATTAAAAGGCTATCCAAAGAGCGGAACCTGTAATGGACTTGATAACAGTAGACTTTGAAACGTATTACGACCAAGACTTTTCACTGTCTAAGATGACTACAGAAGAGTACGTTAGAGATAGTAGATTTGAAGTTATAGGGGTCGCTATAAAAGTTAACAACGGCCCTACAGAATGGGCCAGTGGTACACATAAACAATTCCAACGATACCTAGATACTTTTGATTGGGGGAACAGCATGGTGGTAGCACATAACACCATGTTCGACGGTGCCATACTTAATTGGTTGTTTGGTATAAACCCTAAAGTATGGGCAGACACCTTGTGTATGGCTAGGGCTATACACGGAGTAAACGCTAAGGCATCGCTTAATGCATTAACAGAACGGTATGGGTTAGGTAAGAAAGGTACTGAAGTTGTCGCTGCTAAAGGTAAATATAGAAAAGACTTCACCGACGAAGAACTTAGCCGTTACGGGGACTACTGCATCAACGATGTAGAGTTAGCGTATAGATTGTTTAGCAAGATGGGTAAAGGATTCCCTAAACAAGAGTTAAAGATAATAGATATAACTTTACGTATGTTCCTAGACCCTATACTAGAACTAGATTTAGGGTTATTAGAGTTTCACTTAGACAATGTAAAGTTTAGGAAAGATGACCTACTATCTAAAGTTAACGCTACCAAGAAAGCCTTGATGAGTAACGCTAAGTTTGCGGAACTTCTTGAAGGTGTGGGAGTAGTACCTCCTACAAAGATAAGTCTTACTACGGGCAAGAAAGCGTTTGCTTTTGCGAAGACCGACGAAGGATTAAAGGAACTAGAGTGTCACGATGATGAGAGGGTACAAGCTTTAGTAGCAGCAAGGTTAGGTAACAAGAGTACCTTGGAGGAGACAAGAGCACAGCGGTTTATTGATATAGCCAAACGTGGAACACTCCCTGTACCTATAAGATACTACGCTGCACACACAGGTAGGTGGGGTGGTTCAGACAAGATCAACCTACAGAACCTACCTAGTAGGGGGGACAATGGGAAGAAACTAAAGAACAGTATCTTAGCTCCGAAAGGGTATACGCTGATTGATTGTGACTCCTCTCAGATCGAAGCGCGGGTGTTGGCTTGGCTTGCAGGGCAAGATGACCTTACTGAAGCGTTTGCTGCGGGTAAGGATGTGTACAAACAGATGGCATCTAAAATATATAATGTCTCTGAAGAAGACATCACTAAAGATCAACGGTTCGTCGGTAAGACTACTATCCTTGGTGCTGGCTATGGCATGGGGGCTGTAAGATTTAAAGATCAACTTGCTTCTTTTGGTTTTGATATGGATTTGAAAGAAGCTAGGCGCGTTATTAGTGTGTATAGGGATAGCAACTGGAAGATAGGTCAACTGTGGAGAGAAGGTCAGAACGTACTTACAGAATTTACCCGTGGTAACAAAGGTAAGTTTGGTTTAGATGGTGTTATAGAAATAGTACCTAAAAAGACGGCTATAAGACTACCTTCCAGACTATTGTTACGGTATGAAAACCTAGAGTTTGAACAAAACGAGAGAGGGGTGCAGTTCACTTACAAAACTAGGAAAGGACCGACAAACATATACGGAGGTAAGGTAGTAGAGAATGTTTGCCAAGCTTTAGCGCGTTGTATAATCGGGGAGCAGATGTTAAAAATAGGACGTAAGTACCATATCGTGATGACAGTACACGACTCAATTATATGCTGCGTACCCGAGACAGAGGTTTCAGAGGCACAGTTGTCAGTTGAGGAAAGTATGCGGTGGGTACCTGATTGGGCTACAGGACTACCACTGGATTGTGAATCCGGTATAGGTAAAAGATACGGAGAATGTGAATGAGTATAACCCCTTGGTCATTCAGTAAGCTCAAAGCTTTCCAACAATGCCCGAAGCAGTTCTACCACATGAAAGTACTCAAGGAGTACGTAGAAGGGGAAACAGACGCTATGCGGTACGGTACGCAGATGCATGAGGCGGCTGAGAATTATGTAAAAGAAGCTACACCTTTACCCCCTGAATTTGAATACACTCGTAAGGGATTGGATGCACTAGTCTCTATAAAGGGAGCCAAGCTGTGCGAGTTTAGAATGGGGTTAAATGAAAAGTTGGAACCTTGTGGGTTTGATTCTGAAGATGTTTGGTGGCGGGGTATAGCAGACCTAATTATACTAGATACAGAAAATCACCTTGCGTGGGTTATAGATTACAAAACTGGGAAGTCTACACGCTACGCAGATAAGGGGCAGTTAGAGCTTATGGCGTTAGCTGTATTCAAACACTTTCCAGTAGTTAAAGAAGTAAAAGGAGGACTACTTTTTGTAGTATGTAACGAGTTGATAAAAGAAAAGTACTCTGTAAAAGACCAAAGCATTCTTTGGGATTCGTGGACGGAGGCATTTTCAGATATGCAGACTTGTTTCGACAACAATGTGTGGAACGCAAAACCTAGTGGACTATGTAGAAATCATTGTGCAGTTTTAGACTGCGCCCATAACGGGAGAAACTAATGCCATATACTAAGAAACCAAGACCTTATAAGAAAGAGTACAAGCAACAGAAGGAAAGGGGGGAACACGGTAATAGGATGGAACGTCAGAAAGCTAGACGTAAGATGGATAAGGATAGCCCTGATAAGAACAAGAATGGTAAGGCTGATAAACGAGAAGGTAAAGATGTAAGCCACAAAAAAGCTTTAAGCAAGGGTGGTTCTAACAAGGATGGTGTACGTATAGAAAGTAAGAGTAAGAACCGTAGCCGTAATTATAAGAAGAAGAAATAGTGCAGATAGTCAAAGATAAAGCCGTACTACTAAGACTACGTAACCCCAAAAAAGTAACAGACGTAATACCTAAAAGCAAAGAGCTAGTAGATAACAAGGTACTTGTTAACTGGGGGTTAGACGAAGTACACGTACTGAAGAACCTAAATATAAACGTGCCCTCCCCTATACTATCTAAGTATAAGTGGACGGGTAAGCATAAACCATTTGAACACCAGAAAGACACCGCAGCATTCTTGACGTTAAACAAACGCGCTTTCTGTTTCAACGAACAGGGTACAGGTAAGACAGCATCTGCAATATGGGCAAGTGACTACTTAATGAAAGAAGGTAAGGTGAAAAGAGTATTAGTTATATGCCCTCTATCTATCATGGATAGTGCGTGGAGAGCAGACCTTTTTACTTTTGCAATGCACAGAAGTGTAGATATAGCTTATGGTTCTTCTGAAAGACGTAGGAAAGTAATCAATCAAGGCGCAGACTTTGTAATCATAAACTATGACGGGGTAGAGATAGTAGCTGACGATATAGCCAAAGGAGGTTTTGATTTAATAATAGCCGATGAGGCTACACATTATAAAAACGTGCAGACTAGACGGTGGAAGGTACTCAATAAACTAGTATCCTCAAATACTTGGTTATGGATGATGACAGGTACTCCCGCAGCGCAATCCCCCCTAGATGCTTATGGGTTGGCTAAACTAATAAACCCAGAGTTAGTACCTAAATTCTTTAGTTCCTTCCGTGACATGGTAATGCTTAGGATCAACCAGTTTAAGTGGTTTCCTAGAGAGGATGCGGTAGAGACCGTACATAGGATACTACAACCTGCTATCCGGTACACGAAAGACCAGTGCCTTGACCTACCGGACATAGTATATGTCAAACGAGAAGTGGAACTAACTCGCCAACAGAAGAAGTACTACGCGCAGTTAAAGAACCATATGGTGATGCAGACTACGGACAACCAGATAACCGCCCCCAATGCCGCAGTTAACATGAATAAACTACTACAAGTATCCGCAGGGGCAATCTATACCGACGATGGGGAAGCTCTAGAGTTTGATATGAGGCACAGGTACAAGGCTCTTAGAGAAGTTATTGATGAGTCTAGTAAGAAGGTATTAGTGTTTGTACCTTTCAGACATACGATAGACATAATAGTAGGGAAACTAGAAGCAGACAAAATAACCACCGCTATAATACGGGGGGATGTGCCAGCTACTAGACGTACAGAGATATTCAAGAAGTTTCAAGAGGAAGAAGATCCAAAGGTTTTAGTAGTACAACCTCAGTCTGCCGCTCACGGGGTAACCCTAACAGCAGCGAATACAATTGTGTGGTGGGGGCCAACTAGTAGTTTAGAAACTTACGCTCAAGCCAACGCAAGAATCCATAGAGCGGGACAAGACCACAAATGTACAGTAGTTCAATTGCAAGGTTCTGATGTAGAGAAGCGTATATACTCACTTTTAAATAACAGAATAAATATACACTCACAAATACTAGAATTATATAACGAAATACTTGACTAAGTAGATAACGTAACGTATATTCGTATCTCCCAGTGGTTACTGGTGCAAGGAGAACTAAATGACTATACCTACTGAAGGGGATGTTTTATCCCCAGATAAACTGACGAGGCTTGCTAAAGTATACATACGTATACGGGAAAAAAGAGCCACTATAAAGAAAGAGTTTGACGAGAAATACGATGAACTCGGTTCTAAGATGGAGGCTATATCTAGTGCGTTGGATAAACATTGTGTCTCTAACGGTGTAAAAAGCGTTAAGACTCAGGGTGGAGAAACCTTCTATAGAAAAGTTAGCACACGTTACTTTTCTAATAATTGGGGAGAGTTTTTTAAGTACGCCATTGAGAATGATGCAGCGGGGCTTATCCAACAACGCATAAGTACTAAGAACCTTAAAGAGTACTTAGAAGAAAATAAAGATATTGTTATCCCATCCCTACAAGCAGATTCGTCTTATTCTATAAGTGTTAGAAAAGGGAAGGGCGATATAAATGAGTGAATCTAAGTACTCTAACGTACATGACGTTGCTAAGTTTTTTGATATATCTGAGCCTACTGTAAGGCTGTGGGTAAAGAAAGGTCTAATAGACAGGTCATGCTACGTCAAAGCTGATACTACTTACCGTTTTGATATACCCGCTATAGAGAAACATCTAAGGGGTGAACTCGTAGAGGCAGGTGAGCAACTTTTTGCGGAGTCTGAGCCTGACGAATTTACAGGTATAGCTGCGCTTGACGAAGACTTTTAGTGCGTAGATTAAGTATACGTACAGGTAACTTTGAAACTGGGAATGATAGTTTTGGTGATGAAGTAGAGGTAGTAGTTGTCAATGCGGCACCTGTATCTAGGGCTTTTTACCAAAATAGTTTTGACCTTAATAGTTTTCAGAAGCCTGTATGTTGGTCTACTGATACGCAACAACCCCACAGCAGTGTTCTGTTAGAAAACAAACAAGCACATAGGTGCATTGATTGTAGTCAGAATGTACGGGGGAGCAGTTCTAGTGGGGGTCGGGCTTGCCGATTCTCACAGAAAATAGCTGTCATGTTTGAAGACGGTCTAGACACTGTATACCAGATACAAGTACCTGCCAATTCTATTTTTGGTAAGGCTAAGGGTAAGAATATGCCCTTGCAGGAATACGCAAAGTTCTTAAACGGACGAGGTACTTCCGCTGAATCTATATACACAAGGATTTTTTTTGACAAAAACAGCATGGTGCCTAAGTTATATTTTGCACCAAACCGTCCGTTACAGGAGTGTGAGGTAGCACAAGTAGTTTCTATGATAAGTCACAAGGATACTATTGGGGCTATAACTACCGACTACTCTACGGACTATACATTTAATTTTAGTTCTGAGGAGAACACAATGAACCACCAGATAAAAGGGGCCGAAGCACTTTGGCCCAAGCTTGACCAACCCTACTACTTTGACAAGGCAGCTAACAGAAGCCAACCTTGTGACGCTAAGACAGATGGCGCGGAATTTTGCATTGATCTTAAAATACCCTACAGCGAAGCTATAAAGCTACGTAAAGAGATGAAAGCTTTCTATGAGGAGAACGCTGAAGAATCTTGGGGTGAGTTTGATGATAGGTTTACTATTATAGAGGGTAGTAAAAAAGAAAAGAACGCAGTGTTTAAAACACAGTGCAAAGTTAAAGCGGCCTATAATGACCGTCCGACTCCTAAACCCAAGCAATACAAAGCAAACTTGGAACCACTACCAGAAGACTTTCAGTTAACTACTGGTAGTACCGTAAATATAGAAGTAGGTTTCTATGCTTGGTCTAATCCTGCTATGGGTAGTGGAGTATCTTTAAGACCTAGAGCCGTACAGGTTATCGCGTTAGCTGAAAAAGTTGTATCCAACAGTTTCACTGCCCAAGAAGGTTATGGGTCTGAAGAAGGTGAAGAAGGTCATTCCTTTACAGCAGTGGGTGATACACCTGCTAAAGTAGATGAGGAGCCTGACGAACCCGAAGAGCCAAAAGCTATAGTAAAGAGTAAGAAAGCCCCACCTAAAGAAGATTCATTAGACGATCTAATAGATGAATGGGATGAATAGACTTTAGGTTTCGTCGCGGGTAGGGAGTTATATCCCGAAAACAGCGGGTTCTTATGTAAGTTCTCCGCTGGTTCCGCGACTCTTTTTTTGGGGCTAAAATGGAAACAGAACTATTTTTAAATAGTGTGCTATGTAGTGACGGCTCGTATTGTCTATTCGCTTCTAATTCGAAAGCAAACAAAATAACACAAAAGTTTTTTGACAATACTACAGACCTATTAGCAACCGCATACAGACTAGATAGCGAGGGTTGGGATACCTATTTTGCACTATCTACGTTTATAACGTCCGAGTCTAGGACATCATCCAATGTACATAAACTAAAATCTTTTTTTGTAGACCTAGATTGTGGGCCTAGCAAAGATTACGAATCACAGGAAGAAGCTCTTTTATCGCTTAAAGATTTCTGTATAGCTAAAGGTGTACCCAAACCTACGATACTAAACTCTGGTAGGGGCATACATGCATACTGGCCTTTAGAAGAAGCAGTACTTCCAGAAGAATGGTTACCAGTAGCAAGGAGTTTTAAGGAAGTACTTTCCAAAAATAAGGTATATGCAGACCCTGCGGTTACCGCAGATACTGCTAGGGTACTACGTATCCCGTTAACCCATAACCACAAAACTACTCCTCCAGCATTAGTAAAACTTATAAGTAAATTCGCTGAACCTTTAAGCTTTGATACATTCTCTAGGTTCTTCGGTGTAGAACAAACCCCTATACCAAGAGCAAAAGGCTCCCCCAAGAGCGCAGTTATGGATGCCTTACTTGGTAGCAGAGAGTCACGTTTTATAGACATAATTAAGAAGACTAATGCAGGTAGTGGGTGTGAGCAGTTAAGTCTGATAATGACAGACCAAGAGAATACTAGTGAGCCTATGTGGAGAGCAGGGCTTTCTATAGCTAGATTCTGTAGTGATGGAGATAAGGCAGCTAGAAAACTATCTAAAAAACACCCTAATTATTCAGAGGAAGAGACGGTTAAGAAATATGGTCCAATCAAAGGGCCATACACCTGTGCTAAGTTTGATGAGTTTAGTCCTGATATATGTCCTAGTTGCCCAAATTGGGGGAAAGTTAAATCCCCTATTGTATTAGGTAATGGCTTCAAAGAAGCTGAAACCAGTTCTTCAATACCTGACTACCCTCCCCCGTATTTTAGAGGGGCTAATGGGGGAGTGTTTTTACGCTCTTCTACGGCAGATGGGGATGTAGATGAGAAACTTATTTACCATAATGACCTATACGTAGTTAAAAGAATTCACGATCCAGAACTAGGGGAGAGCGCCGTTATGCGGTTACATCTACCTAGAGATGGGGTACGTGAATTCACTATACCTCTAGCAGCTATTACTTCTAGGGAGGAGTTTAGAAAAGTAGTAGCTTCTCAGGGAGTAGCTGTTACTAAAATGGATGATCTGATGTCTTACACAACTAGTTGGATAAATGAACTACAAGCTAACAGCGTAGCTCAAGATGCACACAGGCAGTTCGGCTGGACTAGCCCTAAGATGGAGGCATTCGTACTAGGTAACCAGAAGATAACCGCAGACGGTATAGAGTTTAACCCCCCATCTAATAACACTATAGGTCTATTTGACGCTTTTGAACCTAAAGGTAGTCTAGAAGAGTGGAAAGAGACTATAGATTTTTGGAATAAAGATGGGTTAGAACTATACCAATATGTCTTAGGTACAGGGTTTGGTTCAGTTCTTATGGAGTTCTTTAACGCTAACTGTGCTGCTATGCACCTACATAATTTAGACTCAGGGGTAGCTAAAACTACGGCTATGATTACCGCTACAGGTATATGGGGGAACCCAGAGAGACTTATAATGGATAAGGAGGACACCTTTCTAAGTAAGATGAACCGTGGGGAGATATACCACAGCTTACCTTGGTGCATAGACGAGATAACTAACCTTACCCCCAAGCAAGCTTCTGACCTTATCTACCAGTTTACCTCTGGTAAGCAACGTGCTCGCATGGCATCAAGTAGTAATGTAGAAAGGTTTAGGGGGCATGCTTGGAGCTTACTATCTAACACTACAGGTAACGCTAGTATTATCGAACGTGTGAGTATGGCTAAAGCTATGCCCAAAGCAGAGGCACAGAGGGTGCTAGAGTGTTATGTACCTAATGTGAAACACCTGTTTGATTCTATAGAAGAGACTTATGAGTTTGAAGGGGCAGTTAAATACAAGCAGTTTGGTACCGCAGGTATACCCTTCGTACAATATATAATGAATCACTTAGAGGAAGCTGAAGCACTTACTAAACAAGTTAAAAAGTATGTGGATAAAGAAGGTACATTGAGTCAGGAAAACCGTTTCTGGTCTGCACATATAGCAGCTACCATGTCTGGGTTAATACTGGCAAAACACGCAGGGCTACATAACTTCCCGATAAAAAAGATATTCAAATGGGTAATAGAGGTACTACTTCCTCAGAACAAACGTAATACAGAAACAAGTGATGCCTCAGTATTTGACATAATGAACGATTTCTTCAGTGAGCATATAAGTAACATCCTGCAGATAGAGAGCACACAAGACCTACGTAAGATGCATGGTAATGGGCTAGATGATTTAGTTATACCTGATGTAATGGCTAGGGGTAAGTTAGTTGCAAGATACGAACCTGATACTAAGAAGTTTTACGTGGTACCTAAGATACTCAAAAATTGGTGTGGTGAACTACAGATAAATTATGGGTACTTAGTCAAGCAGATAAAAGAACACTGTGACGGTAAACGAGAGAAAGTTAGATTAGGTAAGGGTACCAAATTAGTTCTCCCTGCGGCTGACGTACTAGTTATGAAGTTTGACTTAGATGAAGACGAAGAACCTAGAGATACTACGGGCGTATGACCTATACCCTGATGGGGTAAAGATAACCGTGGAGTGGGACGATATGGTAGTCGGCGCTTCTGCGTTCATACCATGTATAAACACTACAAAAGCGAAGAAACAGCTTAAAGTAGTGTTTAATGCTAAGGAATGGGTACTTAAAGTAGATATAAGGGTAGAAAGTGGGTTTCTGGGGGTGCGTGTATGGAGAATTCTATGATAGGATTCGCCTAGCGGTGTTTGGTCATACCGTTCTCCTATGGTAGCTCCCCCCTTAATTGGGGGAGTTATTATTCTTCTAGTATTGGGTTGTACTTAGAATTTATGGATGTATCCCCGTTGAAAGCCCTATTTCTATCGTCTGAAATCTTTTGAACGTACTCCTGCATGAACGGAGGGATGAACACCCCGTTGACATACTGATCCTCACGTCGCCTAGCGTTATATGCTGAATCTCTTAGATCACCAATTAATATTGCTATATCGGGGAACTTTACGCCTTCTTTTTTGTTAAACGCCTCTACGTCTTTCATAACTAAAGCCATCTTTGGAGCGTCATACTCCGCTTCCCTATAACGCTTGTATATATCTGCTCTTTTCTCTGTTATTGCCTTACTCATCCTTCTGTATCTAGCACTCATGTCTGACCTATACGCCACTTCTGCAGGGCGGAACCCAAAGAATTGTAGGGCTAACTCACCTCTGGTTACATCTGTGTATATAGGGTGCCCATCCCTAGATCTATATCCCTCCCTAGCTAACCGCCCAAAAGAAGATTTCCAATTACTAGCTAACCCCGGAGGTAACATTTTTTCTATACCCCTTTCTGTTTCTCCGTTATAGACATCTAGCCCACCCTTTACAGTATTCTGAATAGTAGATCCAGAAGGACCGACTGCAAGCTGTGCTACAAAAGCAAAGAAATCTGGTCTTCTGTTCCATTTATTTTGTTGGAGGATAAGAGAATTTAATTTAGCTCTATCAGTTATGTCGATACCTAAACCGTAGTTTATAAGCCCTTTGTAGAAGAGTTCTTTTAGATTTAGACCGGGCGTTAAATTAGCTAAATAGTCTTGTGCCTTCTCCTCTGCAGTCTCGTCTTCCGGGGAGAATACTTCGTCTAGCAATGCTTTGGCAGCTACTATCCCCCATAGAGGCATACCTTTTACACCTAATAAAAATAAAGTGTGTAGGTGTACAAAAATAAACTGTTTTAACGCTTCGTTCCTAAAAAGCTTATCTTTTACAGTATTCCCTTTATACATAACTTTTACGGCAGAAGTCCCAGTATTTAACATCAAGGTATTCATTTTAAAACCATAAGTCTTGTACATAGCCATCACACGAAACATATGTTTCTTTGCTATTTCTGGACCTGTCTCTAGAAAAATACCCCCGTTAGTTTCTGTAGCCGTATACATAGCTTTTACCGCTGCATTTTGCATCTGTATTGGTGTTAGGGTATTAGGATCATTAGTTCCTTTTGGTTTATTTTTCTTATTTAAATCTCGTATTCTTTGTAGCTCTAGTTGGTAAGCAGCTACCAGAGTAACTTGGCGGTTAATTCTATCCGCTGTGTTAAACATAGCTGCACCTACTGAGGTAGCTACCTCGTAAGCATTTCTAACTTTATTACCTTTTTTCTCACGCCCTCCTTCTGATATGTTTAGGGTGTCTTGTAAGAATGTTCTGTTTAACTGTCCTGTAGCTAAAGCATAAGTAATTAGGGGTAGTAGATCCTCCATATCTTGTATTTTTTTAGAAGCTTCTTCTGGAGAAACCCCTATGGAAAGATTTTTAAATACACTAGGCTTTATTCGGTATTCTTGTTTTTTACCAACCTTTACTAACTCCACGTAGTTATCTATACCTGCGTCGAGAGATCTCATATCTACGGAACGCATTACTAACCCAGTAGCTTCCATTAACGCACTACCCGTTTCATTCCACCCATACCTACCTGCAAGCATCGGATACACTACAAAGGGTATTTGCCCTAGCTGTATTGCCGCTGAAGATACGTTCATCCATATAGACTGTATGAAGGCAAACTGATTAAGATTTTTGGCTATATCTTCAGCTATACCAGTAGGGGGATTCGATGCAAACTGCACATCCCTTAGAAGCCTATCCCGTATCAATGCTATAGCACTTAATCTACTACCAAGTAACGAATCCTCTACAGCGACAGGTAACAACTTGTATTCGGGTTCCTGATTCTTCTTCTGAGAAACTGCCTTTACGTAGTTTTCTTTTACTATGTCACCTAACTGAGTAAGTCTGGCGCTATACTCTAAACGTACCGTCTGTACAGGTATGTCATAACCCTTTGTGGTGAATGCATAGAAACTATCCACTTTAAAACCGGGAGTATTTTTTCGGTTTTGCAATGACTGAGCAAAAGAAGTTTCTGGTAAAGAACTAACCCATAGATCCATTATTTTGTCTACAAGCTCTCCCGCTACTTGCTTATCAGTAGCGTTTGCATTTATTTCTTCTATGATTTGAGATACAAATGAAGACGGGGGAGCATTAGAAAGAAAAGTTTTAGAATCGTATTTACCGTCAACTATAGGGTAAACAAAATCTATATCAGAATTATCTTCTAATTGGGATACTAGTCTTTTAGCTTCTTGATTACTATCCACCATTATCATAGCGAAAGGGTCTTCTCCGCTGTACGTCCCCTCCCTCATTATAAAAGGTACTTTGTACCTACCTTCTCTTGTTAGTGGGAAGTATACCTCTAACAAACTTCTGTCAAATAATTTTGCAAACACTTCCTGCTTTAGTTTTTTAGCCGCTTTTATACCTTCTGGCGTACTGCCAAAAACTTCATCTATACGCCCCTCCATAACTTTCTGCATCTGCTTATAGCTATCGACGTAATGATCTCGCATGAGTTTATATATTCTCATACCACCGTTGGCTTTTAGTCTACGTACATACGGTTGTTGCTTGTTCCATATTTCTATTTTATCTGGTTGGTTAGCGTACCGTTTTAACGCAGCTTTCTTGTTAAGTAGGGGGTTTACTTGCCATACTGTAGCTCCAAACTCAGGACTATATATAAGCGCATCTAAGTCCCTCTTTGCAGCAATAGCTTGATCCTTTAGCCTCTTGAACCAACTAATATATTCTTCTTTTACAATATCCGTATTTTTGTTAGCGGCTTGTATAGCTCCTCTTTGTTTAAGCATTGTTTCAAATATGTCGTAGCCCACTCTACCTAAGTCATACTTTTCTGCTAAGACGGCTACGTCTTGACTATCTTGAGTCTTGAGTAGTACTTCTTTAGCGGTGTCTGCCATTGACCCAAACCCATCTACTATCTGGTCCGTAAAGTCTTGTCTTGTCCCTCCACTTTCTACAATAGCTTTCTGTATTTTCTCTATATTTGCTAGAACTTCTTCAGGTCTCTGACTGTTTAATTCGGTTACACCTACGTTTTCGGCTGTAGGAGCCAGTAAAGCTTCAACTATCTTACCTACGTTAGACAGTATTGACTCTTTAGTATCTATAGTACGGACAGAGGGTATTTTAATACCACTCTTAACCATGTCTTCCTTACGACCTAACCCTACATATGAAAGAACTCTATTTAAAAACTCTATAACTATGTTAGCAAATCGCTTAAAGGAATTTATTGGCCCACCTTTAGGGTATACGCTAGATATAGCATGCCTAAACTCCATGTTACTAAGAGCTTCAGCAACAAATTCTTTTAAGCTAACGGACCCGTACTCTCCAGTACCTAGTATCTCACTAGTTTCTTTAAACAACTTGTTTAGTTGTTTAGTTGTTGGATGAGACTTATTAGAAAGTACAGCGTTGAGTACAGCGTGAGCAACTTCATGCAGTAGCACATGGCTATTCATACCTTCCGTAGAATCTAGTTTTATAGTATCTGTTGTTTCATCAAACAATCCCGCTACGTCTAGACCTAAACTATTTTTAAGGTTAGGAATAATTTCTACTTTTACACCATTAAGGTATGCAGGGAAATTAGCAGCTATAGATTTAATCAAATCTCTATAATCTTTGGGCACACTATTGCCCTTAGAACGTGCATCTAAAAGACCTAGAGCAAAACGTAAATCTCCCTTTTGTAACGCCCCGATTACAGATGGGTGTAGTGGTAACGCTAGTTGAGAGACTGCGTTTGAGGGTAAGTTAAATTCGTCAACTATATCCTTGTTAAGATAGTTAAGAGTTACTTGTCCAGATAATTCATTTACGTACTCTTCTAAAACTTGTGCTTTTTTAAGGCTGTTTAGTTTTTTACTTCGTGCTTCCTCTCGTTTCTTTAACTCTGTAAATATATCTGATTCAACATCTCCTACCGCTAATCCCGCTATAAACTTATCTTGAGATCTTTTTGTTCTAGCTTTACCTTCGGGGGAAGCTTCGTATGCTTTTATTTGTTCAGGAGTAAAAGTAGTTACTTCCCCTGATAATGTATCTTTAGAAGGAGGACGTTTAGTAGCTATACCGTAATCTACAAGTTGCTTATCTTTTATTTTAGTTTTATCTCGAACAACCCAACCTTTAACTAAAACTATTTTTGCAACGTAAGCCCTTACTATCTCGTTGTACTTGTCTAGTGTGCCAGCAGATAAGTTACTTATCACCCATTCTTCAGCTAGGCGACTATTCTTACCTCCTGTCCCTGCAAATTTAGTATTTTCTTCCAGAGTTAAAGCTTTACTTTTTGAGAACTCTACATTGAGATCAGAACCACTTACATCCTCACCTCTTTCAAAGGCTATCGTTACTAACGCATCCTCTAACCTACCTGTTCCTGACAAGTAGTCATACATAGCCCTCTCTGAAATACTAAGTTTGCGTTTATTAGAAGTACTTAGTACCTCTATTGCTTTGTTTCTATCACTAGAAGTAACAAAATTACCTGCACTAGTTGTACTTTCTACACCCCTTCTTACTAAAGCGATTAAGTCTTCGTAATTAGGACCATACTCAAAATCTAATTTACTAAGTAGCTTATCTCCTGCGTCAATCTTTTCTTGTAGCTTTTCTACTTCCTTAGCTACTACTGACTTTTTATTCTCTCCCGCAAGCAATGCAACGGTGGAGAATAGTTCTACCGTACCGTCTTTTCTTTCTTCAGCTTTACTAACTTTACGAGTAGGTTCTATTTTCTTTGGTTTAGGTTTGCTAATAGTCTTCTTAGCTTTAACTTTTGTCGGGTATATGTATCTTTCCCCTGCGTCTTTTTTCCGTAGCAAAAAGTATTTTGGGGAAAGACGGGAATAAGAGTTAGGTCCGGGGGTAGTATCGGTAGGAGTATATACATCACCTCTTCGTTCTGTGGTACCTTGAACAACGCTTTTAGATTCTTTAGCCTTATCCCCTTTCAAAAAACCTATAATGTTCTTTACAAACTTTATGTCAGGTTGCGTAACTTCCCCAGCCTGTACTCTTTTTTGAAAGTCAGGCATGCCTTCAGCAATTTGATTGGGATCCGCACTAAACAAGTTATCTGATACAGCAAGTACTTTACTTAACGCAGTAGCATCTTTAGGGCTTATACCAAGTAGCTTTCTAGTCCAATTAACAAAAGCATCCCATAGATTACGTATCTTACCCCCTTCACTTATAGGGTCGGCTTCAGATACAGGTACACCTTCTAGATACCTCTTAGCTTCGTTGTTAGTGTTTGTCCAAGCTAGAGTTTCATCAGCGTTTCTAAACATATTAGTACCAGCGACAATACTTCTTTCTACTGGGTCTAAAGTGTTTAGTAACTCTGCAGGTATATTGGCTGTGTCGTAAACTTTTTCCCCTTGCTCGTTAGAAGATGCATAAGGTTCAAAGGGGGATAACTTGTCGGCAAGATAAGCCTGTATTACTCCCTGCACATTATCTAACTCTGCAACGGTCTTACCTAATGGAGTATTTTTATTCTTCTCCTGCCTACCTATATCTACAGTAGATACTAGAGTTCCATGTACTGCCTCATGCAGTACTGTTTGAAAGGGTGATCCTTCAGATATCTGAGCATTCGGGTTTACATATATAATGTTTTCGTTGAGTAGAAGCTTGCCTCCCACGTCATCTTCAATTTCTTTACCTGTAATATCAGTTACAATTTCTTTGGGGCCAGAAATTACTTTAGGTTCAGGCACACCTACTTCTGCTAGTTCTCCAAAACGCTTACCTAGCGTGTTTGCTAAACTTTTAAACTCAGGATCTGTCTCGTTCTCTTCTACGTTCTTCAGTACTTCCGTTACAGGTGTAGGTTCTAAACGCTCTGATTTAACTTGTTCCCTAGTTACCTCTTCTATGTCTGCATCAGATACATCGTTATCGTATCTCTCTTCTGCTAATGCGTATTCTTTTATCACTTCTAAAGACGCTTCTTCACTAAGACTAGAAGGAGGTTCAACGGGCGCAGGTATCAGAGTAGGAGTAGGTGCGTCTTCTAAGGCTAAATTTAGTTGATCCCCAAACTGCCCTCTTACCTTCCTTCTTTCTAATTGCGTTTTATTTTGGTCAGTTTCTGCAATTATGCGTTCTAGTTCGGATATCTGTTCTAGCTCGGATGTAGGTCCATCATATGTTGCTTGAGTACCTTTACCGGCGGGTATGAATTCGCCCTCTACCACGTTATCACCGGAAGAGATGCCATCTACCATCTGCTTACCGTACTTAGCAGCTAGTCTAGCGTCTCTTCTGGATAGTCCGACATCAAAAGCTCCTGCACCAGATTGAAGAGTACCTCCTACAATAGCAGCACCTGCCGCTACTTCTTCTAACTCTTTTATTTTGTCGGGACTAGTGGCGTAGTCAATCCCACCCGCTTGTAAATTTTCAATGAAGGTTTGTCCAACTTCTGTAGGAACTTCTGAAAAAGTACCTTTAGCAAAATCTTTAACTATTTTAGTAAGAAAACCACCTTCACTTTTAATATACTTATTAAACAGTTCTCCCAAACCCCGTAGCTGAAATCTCTGAGCAAGTACCTCAAATGAAGCTTGGGGTATAGCAGATAGGAACGCCGTTCCCTCACTTATTTCTTCTCTAAAACCTTCTTCTATAGCTTGTTTCTGCTCTTCTCGATTACCTCCAAACATAAAAGGGAGCATACTTGCAGCGGAAACTACAGCGGAACCTAAACCTACAGCAGGAGCACCTAGCCCCAAGGATGCTAGTACTGGTGCTGCGGCTAAACCTGTGGCTATACTCGTACCAGTAATAGGTATTGCTGCCCCTAGTGTTTGTTGTGCCCAATCTGCAAACTTGCCGGGATCTTCTAATATTGTAAAATCTTCAAACCGAATCATATCCCCTTGAAGTTTATCTAGCTCCGCTTGGTTACTCTCTATAGACCCTTGCCCGTAGTCAACCAGACCTTGTATACCTGTTACGTTTCCTGCTCCTTCTAAGGCAGAACCAATTAGAAGATCTCCGTAATCTTTACCACTAGCTAAACCCCGCATAAAATCACCGGGTTTATTCTCAGGGGGAGTAGGAGGGGGTGCATAGACTTTTGCTATTAGTTCTTCTAGTTCAGATGCTAATTTTTCTTCTGATTTTGGAACTACAACCCCGCTACCCCCATCAAGATCTTCTTCAACAGAATCTTCTACTACAGTTTCTTCTACTGCAGCATCTTCTTTAACTAATTTTAAATAGTCTCCCTGTACCCTTTCAAAAGAAGGATGATTTTGGTTTTTGTCTAACCAATTTTCCCAATCTTCTATACTTGGTTTAGTCATCGGTAGGTTTGGCCTGTGGCGTTCTAATTGAAGCAGGGTCAGAAACCTCGTCTACACCTTTAGCTAAATCCTTAAGAAGTACCTGTATTATTTGTGTTATATCGGACAATATTTCTTGGCTGCTAATGTTCCTACCAATAACACTCAGTGCGCTCATTGCTGCTGTTATCCTCTTACCTGCCTCTTGTTTATTTAGAGCCTGACCTTTTATAGCTTCTAAGTTAGTCACAATTACGGCTAGTTCTTTTTCGAAGAGGTTCTTATCTTTTAATTCTGCGAATTCTAGTTTCTTTATATCCAAAGATAGTAAGAATTCTAAAGATTTGTTTTTAGCATCTGCTATAGCAAAACCGAATTTATCCGCATCTAACCGATACTGCATTAACTCTTTAACTTGGGCACTATTGTTACCATGCTCTAACTTTGCAAGTTCTAACTCCCTTGCTAAATCTGCGTCATCTTGTTTCTGCGCTTTTTCTCTTAGCGATATTTCTAGTTGTCTTTGCTCCTTGTTAAATAGAGTAGCTGCTACACCCCCTCCACTAACACCTTCCGCAAAACTTTTCTTACCTGCCATCCCTTTACTAATTGCGGATAACATTTCAGGGTCGATTTCCATACCTAGAAAACTCATTTTTCTTTTTGCTAAAACTTCGTTTATCTCTTTATTTCTTGCATCTCTTTTTTGCTTGTATGTATCAAGGATACCGGCTACAGGGTTACCCTCTGCATCAACACTACCATACAGTGTTTCGCTAAATTTCTTGTTACCCGATGCGTATATATTTCCTGCATCGCGGTCAACTTCGTTACCATCCTCTCCCATCCTACGCTTTCTATCAGCTTCAGCCTCTGTAACTGTAGTGCTGTTGTATTCAAAATTACCCTCTGTTCGCTCCGCTTCTGGTTCTAGCCTTGGATCGGATGCACCGGCTACTAGTTCCTCTGTAGACCTTGGATCGGATGCTGCATCTGCAGCTCGAGGGCTAAGTCTATTTGCAGCATCTATCTGCTCTTGGTACTGCTGATCTATAGTAAGAGGAAGCTTAACTTCACTCCCAGTTTCACCACTAAAAGATACAATCCCACCTCTAGCCATATTCTTCATAGCTGCCATGTTAGTGGGTAATCTCGATATACCTTGAGGCATACCTTGGGGTCTACCTTGAGGCATACCTTGGGGTCTACCTTGAGGCATACCTTGGGGCATACCTTGGGGTCTACCTTGGGGCATACCTTGGGGTCTTTGGGGTCTAGGTTTACCTAAACCAGAAAGAGCTTGTTGCTGCCTAGCCATTGCAAGGTTGTTTATCCCCCCTACATTTCCTGCTTTATTTAACTCAGGAGTACCCATTGGCGCATTGGATGGAGGACCGCCTAATAAAGTACGCATGTCTTCTGCTGTTTGATCTATAACGGTGGGGTCGTTATCTTGTATATTAACTTTAGAGGCCAAGTCATTGGCACTAGCCTCTATTATCTCTCTAGCCTTTTCTAAAACTAGTCCTGTAGCTAGACTCTTATCTATGTTTGCTCTTTGCTCTAGAGCAGGTACGTTACCTTTATAAGCGCTTTCTAACCCACTTATACCTCGTATCGTGTCATTGGTAAGCATCAGGATACTCCTGCTGTTGCTGCTGTTGTTGCTGCTGTCTTATCTGAACCAAATAGACCAAACTGCCCAAGTAGTCCTAGAATACCTGTAGCTGAACTTATACCTTCAGTAACAGCATTAGGTGCTATTTGCGCGGTTGTCTGTGCTTCTAATGGTAGTTCCTGTAACAGAGACTGCATGTATTGAGCTTGCTTGTAGGGAAAGTCTCGTTCTTCTGCAAACTGCCCCATATCCGCAGCCATACCCTCAGAAGTAATACCTCTCTGAGTAGCACCAAGTCTTTCTTGTTCTCCTATAACATCGAACCCATACCGATTTATAAGTTCCTGCCTGTTATATGCACGTTCTTGGTCTACATTATACTGCTGTCTACCTTTATCGAAAGCATCACTGTAAGCGGTACCCCGTAATTGAGCTATACCCTGCAGTAGATTCCTATTGGTTTCCGAGTCCATTATAGCTTGACGCGACCCACCATAAGCCCCTGCTTCAGTTAGCCTAGCAGCATCTCCTAACCTACTTATTTGAGAATCACGCCTCATCTCATCTATCTGAGGTTGAAGGGCACTTTCCAAATACGGGTTCATGTACGTACCTGCTATACCGGGGAGAGTATTAAGCCCGGTCATAGCATCTGTAGTCTGCCCTGTATCTGAGGTAAAGGTATTACCTGTAAAACCCTCTGTACCCATGCTACCAATGCCCGTAGAACTTGTAGGGTCTCCAAAGTTTCCCGCGCTAGTAAATGCTTGTTGTTGGAGACCACTACCCCCTGCGGTTAACGGACCAGAGTAAGATTGGTAAGGCTGAGACGCTACGGCCCTTCCTCTACCCAACATATCCGTAACATACGGTCCTGCCCACGAAGATAGGGAGGATTCAAAACCTAAACTGTCATCACTAGCCATTATGCTATTCCTCTTTGCGAAGGCATAAATTCCATCGGGTTAATTTGTTCACCCTGTTTAGAACTACCTGTACGCGCTGTTCGTATGTTATTCATCATACCGTATAGAACGTCTGCCCCAGCATCTGAGTTACCGTTACCTAAATGACTTACTACATCCGCAGGTAATACAAACTCCCCATCACTCAATGCTGCTGGCTGCTGCCCATCTATAGAGGTATTAATTTGATCCGCCATACCATCAGTAGGACCACCCAAGTACCCTCCTCCTGCAAGAGACATAATCCCTCCCGCTTTTGCGCCGTTAGGTGTAAACCTTGTATTTTCAAGCTTCAGTAAGTAATCAAAATAAGTTCTAGCATATACTTGATTATATATCGCATTACTTACTTTAGGGTTTCCGTCTATAACACTTTGGGCAGCTTCTTCTACTTCCGCTCTGCTCTCCGCAGAAATAAACTTTGTGCCACCTTCCCTAAATACTACGGGTACAAATCTAGTTTTACCATTAAGGGTAAAATCAAAACCGGACTTCTCATCTGCATAAAAATTATCGGCTGATATATACACACCATTAGCGTCTGGAGAATTTAAGAGGTTTATAGTAGCTTGGTCAAGCCCTTCGTAACCCTTTGAGGCTTCCATTCTTTCAGCCCAATTCTCCGAATAACCCGTACTTGGGCCTTTATTAAACGTCCAAGTAGCCCACTCATCTGCCGATATATAGTTATCGTTATTAGTGTCTCCGCCATCTGCTTTAATTGTGTTATAAGCATTTTGTTGAAGTTCTGTACTATCAAAAGGTCGCCTCCCAAATTGGGATTGGGGATCCCTATCATCGGCTGGAGGCTCTTCATTTTCGTCTGTAGGTGGAACATATGGCTCGTCCGGAAAATTCTTTTCAAACCACTCTCTGTTGGATTCCGCAGCGGCTCGCTCCTCCGCAAGCTCAGTCTCCATCTGCTGATAACCATCTAGCGTAAGATCCGTTATAGGGCCTTGAGTTGGATGGTTAAAAGTATATCTGCCGTTTGCATCTGGTGTTGGCCCCCCTGAAGGAGGTGCATCACCCGCAGGATCATCGTCAGGTGTTTCTTCTGGATCGTCAGGTGTTTCTTCTGGATCGTCAG